CATTCCATGTGTTTTTAGGTGATCATGTACATACTCACACATACTCTTGTCTGAGCCTTCCCATTTATTTTTACAGAAATGGCATAGGCTTTTACACTTGAAACTTTTTCTATTTACATCTAATAACTTGGGATTTTGATTATTCTTAATCTCTTCAAATCTGTCTTTCAGCATACCCAAAAATCTTGTTTCATCTGATTTATCAAATGCTAAACTAAATGGATATGGATCAATCTTACCGTCTTTATCCTTACAGAAAAAGATACTCATAATTCTATTTGGAAACTCTGGATATAATTTAGAGATAGCATAGAAGTATAAAAGCAACTGAGGATCATTTTGCATCTTCTTATAGTCTTTGACTTCCATAGTAGCCCAGTCAAGTCTGCGACCAGTCTTCCAGTCAATCACTTCTATTGTATCATCATTAACTTTAGTTACAAGGTCAATGGTGCCTTTAATTGCCAATTGCCCCTCAACTATTGTGCCATCTGCTGCTTTGAATGAAGTTTTCGCCCAGTCTTCTTCAATTGGAATGTCGAAGTGGGGTTCTGGATGGTGAATGTTTCTATTCCTTGGATCAAACTGACCATTATTATGATTCAGCATAAGCCACGCTATTTTAGATATTTCTTTTCTATCGGCAGGTCGCCAAGGATGAACTGAATCTTTTTTGTATGCTTCAAGACTAAGATCACAAAGTTCTTCTATCGTTTCATCTAAATAGAGTTTATCTTCATGAACCTTGATTTTGCCTGCGGCATCATCATCAACTAATAGATATTTCTTTTTTGGATTATCTTGCTGAAACTTTTTTAGTCCAGCGAGAATCTCCATGACTTTATGTACCATAGTACCAAGTTCCGCCTTCTTACCAGAAGTTGACTGATGACCAAGCACGTATGTCATAAAATACTGCATCTCACAGTAACGCCAGTTATTATAGCTGGAACTTCTGAAATAACTTATTAACATAGATTATCCTTATATAGGTCTTCGATAACGCTCTGTAATCTTTCAATTGTTCTGCCTTCACCCTGATTGTCTACAACATAGCTAAAATTCTTTTGATTATAATTTTTTGCATCTAACTGAGTTTCACTAGCATGTTCATCTTCAAACAAATCTCTATTTAACTTTATAACAATTCCACCAGCATCTTTAATAATATCAACCTCATTTGGAAATCTAACGTCAGCAACAATTGCTAATTGAGATTGTTCTGCAGCAATTCTATTAACTGTATTCTGACACCAAATTGGCTCCCACATTTTCCTCATAATGTCAGTACCAAAATACTGCATAAATTCACGAGCTGTCATACTATCAACAAGTTTACTACTCCTCCATGTAGGCATATTGCACCATTTTAAATGGTCAATCTTTTCATTCTTTTGTTCATTTGTTCCGTATACATTTTCAAATGGAATATTAAACAAATCAATACATATCGTTTTCAAAGCGTCGGCAAAACTATACAGCTTAACGTATGGATACATAGCTCTTTCTGCGTAACTAATAAACTCATTGTCTTTTCTAGTGATATCAAACTCAGACCATTCTACAATTTCATCTGTTTTAATCAACAATTTACCATCTGAAGAAATAGTATACTCAGATATCATTCCTTGTTCTTTTAACACAATACCATGTAAAATATTGGCAACAGTATTTTTTCCTGACTGTTTTTTACCTGCTATTCCTACAATCTTCATCAATATAACCCTTTTAATTTAGAGGTGATTTCTTCTCGAATTGATTCAATAGACATATCTCCAATATCCTTCTTAGACATTTTGGGAAACTTCAAAGTAAACAACCTGCTTAATTCTCTTTTAATTTTAATCTTAGCCTCCCTACCAGCTTGATCATTATCTGTCAACACAATTAATGTAGTCACTCCAGATTTTAATAGTTTATCTTTCTGATAATGTGATATATCTTTACCAAAAAGACCAACGCAATTTTCGACTCCAGTTTCATACATTTTCCATACATCACCTTGACCTTCCGTTAAAAACAAACAGGATGTTTCTGTTGCTTTATCCATAGCTCGATGTTGATTATACAGATATTGTGATTTTTTAAATCCATCTGAGTATAAATATTTTGGTTTTACATAATCTTTATTTGACCGTGCTATAAATCCAATTTGTTTTCCGTATCGATTATGTGCTGGAATTATTGATCTTCCATACATGTGAGATTTTTTATCTAAGCAATCGGTTATATTAAAATGTTTTAGTGTTGATGAAGAAAATCCTCTTTGCTTAAAATACTCTGACCCATTACTCGTTACAATGCTTGGAAAGGAAAGGTTAGTATATGTTTCTTGTTTTTTCTTATTGAAAATCTTTACCATTGTAGAAAATTCAGATTCTACTTTTTCTTCTGATTCATCTGAGAATTCTTGATGTGAAATATTATATATCTTACATACAAACCTTAAAACATCACTGAATGATGCTTCATTTTCTTTCGATAGAACCCCGTTAATAAATCCAAGTATGTCTGTATTATATTGTTCGTGACAACCTCTCGTCCAGCAACGCCAAGACATCTTGCTTTTTGATATTGATAGACCATGAGGATTATCACTCGCCTCATGTATTGGACAACACATGAAGTAATTATCATCTTTCTTTTGGAAAGTTAATTCCAAATTTTGTAGTAACAATTCTATATCACGAAAAATAATTTGTTTGACTTTATTTAAGTCTAATTTTTTATTTGCCGGTAGCTTTGTTGTATTCATACCACAATAATCCTAAATTAGCTGTTGCATATGAAAACCACATCAAACTGTGAGGATAATCTTTTTCTATGAGATTTCCTATACATACTATTACATAACAACATGTAGCTATAGCTATAGCAAAGATTGTCATAATTACTCATCTTCCTCTATTGGAATTTCAGCACCTTCGATAGCACCTTCAGCACCTCCACCTGCTCTGAGTTCATCTCTGGTACGCAATTCTAATAGTTGAGCATGATCTCCAATCATACGCATATTAATATAATTACCATCTAACAAACCAGAACCATGCCTAGTCTTTAGGGTGACTAGTTTTCTATTACCTGAGTTTGGACCATCTTCAGCTAATTCTTCTGCTGACTTTGCTTTAAAAATAGAAAAAGATGTACATAACCAAATCAATCTATCAGACCCACTAACAGCATCTGTAGACTCTTTAGTTATACCATCTCTATTCAATTGTACAAACGATAAACATGGAAATTCATACTTAACAGCTAAATTATGTAACGATGTAATTTGAAATCCCAATGCTTGATATTCTTGTATGTTATTACTGATAGATCCAGAACTCATCAATTTCAAATAGTCATAAACAACAAGGCATTTATTGGTTTTACCATTTTCATCTTGACCAACCTCCTGCATAATCCATCGCTTAATTGTATTCATAATTTGCTCAAATGGAGCACCAGCGATTGTGACGTAGGTATAGGGAATATCTTTAATACGATCAATCGCTTGCTTTACTTTGATGGTTTTGTCATCATCATCAGTAAATCGTCCAGTAGCTACCTCATTAATCGGAACACCACTAAGATTAGAAATAATACGATTAAGGTGGTCTTCTTTTGACATTTCAGTATCCAGCATTAACACTGGAATACCTTTAGTAGCTACGTTAATAGCGACATTATCGCCAAACACACTTTTACCAACACCCGGACGAGCAGATACCAAATCGAGACAACCCGGCCTTAGACCGCCTCCAATGGCTGCATCATATCTCGCAAATCCTGTTGGAATCCCAATTTGATCACATTTATTCTCAACGAGAAACTCAAGATATTCCTCTATACCATCGCCAATCCTTTCCGGCTTGTTCCCAGTATCATCCTCTCTTAAAAAATCTGTAATTGGATTTTCCAAGATACTGATAATTTCATCGATAGATTCATCACCATTTATATCATCAATATTCCTACCAATTTTATTGGTAAGTTTTTTGATCTTCCTTGCAAACTCAAATTTCTTTATTTGTGCTGCAAAGTAAAGTACATTATCCTGTTTAACCGGATATTCCATCAAAGAATTTATGTACTCTAATTCTTGATTGGAATTAATTATATCTTGTAAATCTAATTTCTTAGCTGCTGATAGCAAAGATGGCAAATCTATTTCTGCCCCATCCTTGATAATCTTTTCTATACATTTAAAAATAACCTGATTATTTTTATGAGAGAAGCTATCACTATCAATGACATCGCATACCTCAACATATGATTCTAAACCATATGACAAAATACCTGCTAGGACTGCTCTCTCAGCACCTAGATCCATCAGATTGTTAGACATTTATTTATCCGGTACATTTGTTGCAGCGATGGTATTCACCAAATGCAAGCGTGGGGTTAACAGAAAAAGTTTTACCACAAACGTGACATTCTACTCTTTTCTTCCCTGGCTTAGAACGGTTTCTTGCAGTCCTTTTAACATCTGGAGTTTCAATATCCATATGTTCAATACCATCATCTTCCCATCGGTTTTTTCTTGCTCTCACGGCTTGTCTCCCATTTTGTTGTTCCCCTCTAAAAACGGTAAAATCGTCGTTGACCCTTGTAGCGACTTTATTTTCTGGAGAATCAGAATAATCTACTAAACTATCATCTGGTGACGATGGAGCAATGAATTCTGATTCTTCCGTTGTATCTTCCATCAACATCTGCATCATATTTTGTTTTTGTTCTGGACTCAATGATTTCAAGAAGTCTACTATCATAGCTTTCTTCCCTTTTCAAGTAAGCAATCTGCCTTTTTTCTAACATTAAATTCTTTGTTTTTCAAGGATAGAATCCTAGTTGCTGCTACAGACTTAAAGTCAACTAATTTTTGTGCCACACTATTTTCTTTAATAATCATCTGAGTCTTTAAATCATTGTTAGCATAAACATTTTGAAAGTCCATAAAGTCTCTGGCTACTATCTGATTGATCCATTTGTCACAAAAATGTATTACGGACTCCTGCCGTGATCTTTCACTGTTAATATGATCAGAGTAATGATATAGCATTAATGCATAGTTGAAACAATCATCTTGATTTAATTGCCTGATATTGTCAAGAGATAATCTTTCGGCTTCTCTAAAATCATCAGAATAGTTTAGGGGAGACAGATTTTTATTTTCAATGTATTCATCTATTCTGTCTAGGAATGTTTTGAGCTGTTCCTCACAATGACTCAAGTTGCTGTCTCCAATTTTCAATATCGTCAGAATATTTCAAAACGATTAAGTTAATATTGTTTAATTCACACCATTCCTCTTTTAAGGAATCTCTTTTTATCGCTTGTATATATTTAGCTTTAGTCTTATGGAAATATGGTACATACTCATAATGCTGTTTACCATGAACTTCTACGCCAATCATAAGGTTTGGTATGAAAAAGTCAAGGAATAATACAGATTTTAAATGAGGTTTTCTAGATCCGGGTAATTTTACTTCTTCTAAAATAGAATAACCAGCAAACATCTGGTGTAATAATTCTCTAGTCTTTAAATGGTACTGAGACTTCTTAGTAGAGTCATCCGCTCTAATGATATAATTATCAAGTTTTACATTGTATTGTCTACCATTGAACCCAACAAATTTCATCCCAACATCATATCCTTAACTTCTTCGTATATAAAATCACAAACCTCGTGATTGCTTTCTAAAAATTCGCTTAAGTTTTGCATACCCTGAAATTTGAAAAACTTTTCTATACTTTCTACATCATCTTTTACATCGTTCTTAGTTAGAATATTTTTAATAATTGGATTATCAACATTGTTAACACCAGTAGTTACTGTATACCACGCACCAGCCTTTTTAATCAAGCTTAGTTCGGAAGCAATTTGTGCAATTTCCTGAACATGATCAATACCAACTCCGTATTTAATCCAACTGTCTGCCAATGAATTAGGAATTCCACCAGCGGCAGATGTCTTAATCTTCCAGTGTGCCACTTGTCCAATGTCATTGCCAGAAGATGACTCCCACTTACCACGGTGAGTAATTACCATATTGGTTCCTGCCTGATACTGGAGCATATTTCCTCCGTCAGACATCTTGTTAGGTGAAAATCTACTACCACCAGTAT